CTTATCTTAAATGATGATGGGGACTATTCACTTACTGATACTGATGGTTCATTATGTCATGGTCATATTTGTGACTGTTGCGGTGAGCTTGAAGAAGAAATGTCTTCTACACCATGTGGTGAGAGCTACTGTAACTTCTGTTACAATGAGAACTACACAAACTGTGCTATCACTGAAAATGACATACACAATGAAGACAGTGTATATGCTCACCTAGTTATAGGTAAAAACGCTGATGGTGAAGAGATGGTCAGAGAGATGGACATGCACATGGACTACGCAGTGTATGTAGAGTTTACTGAGGAGTACTGGTACATTGAAGATTGTACTTACCATGAGCCTACCCAAGAATATATACCTAATCGCATCTTCGAAGATTACATTGACTACTATGAATCAACACAAGCAGAACTGGAAGAAGCATGAATAAATTCGATAGAATACAACAGCTTATTACAATGATGTCATACAAGCGTCCTGCTTACAGTGCATCAGAGAAAGCTTTTGCTGATAGGTTCTTACTGCCTGTATTTGGTAATCCTGATCGGTTTGGTAACTTTATACATATTGTAGGTGATCAACCTGATGTATTGTTTGCAGCTCATTACGATACTGTTCACAAGACTGAGGGTATGCAGGGTGTCACAATGGATCACGCGACTGGTATGATGACTAAGACTGCGTTTGATGGTGAGTGTTTAGGTGCTGATTGTACTACTGGTGTCTGGTTACAGTTAAATATGATCGAAGCAGGTGTAGAAGGTGTCTATGTTTGTCATGCCGCTGAAGAGATTGGTGGTATAGGTTCACGAGGTATCGTCAACTCTTGGGTAGACTTTCAGAACAGAGATAGCAACATCAATGCTTACCCTTGGCTAGACTATATTGATGCAGTCATATCTTTTGACAGGTTAGGTACTACTAGTGTAGTAACTCATCAGACAGGAGAGCGTACTTGCAGTGATATATTTGGTTACTCACTCATTGACTTGCTTAGTGGTCAATGGAACTTAGAACTTGACAAGCATGGAGTTTATACAGACTCTATGGAATACGCAGAGATCGTACCAGAATGTACCAATATAAGTGTTGGATACTATCAACAACATACATCCAAGGAAACACAGGACGTATTCTTTGCGCTAACCTTACTTGAGAAGCTCAAAGAAGCCGACTGGGGGCGGTTAGAGATAGAACGTGAACCTACCCCCTTGAGTATATGGAACGAGCCTGAGGAGCTAGATATGGATGCCAAAGAAATGATGGAGATAGAAGCTATCGAGAGATTGATAACTGACCATCCTAAACGTCTAGCAGAAATGCTATTCGAATTAAACTTAGACGTTGAGATACTAATAGAGCATCTTGACTTAGATTATTTTAAAGTAGATCAATATAGAAGGAATTTTCACTAATGTCATTTACTTATATCGTAGAGATAAAACAAAACAAGTACCTAGTGGAGTCAACAACCACTAGTTCACTATCTAAAGCAGTATCTTATGCTGAGAAGAACACTCTTGTAGGCGACTTAGTTGTCGTCTCTGAGGGTTATGAAGGCTCAGATGGAGTCGTCGAAGGAGTTGATCACGTAACTTCTTGGTATGTTGATTAAAATAATGCTTGACAAGTTATTCAAGTATCGTTACAATACAACTTGTTGTTATACTTTAAGTATTAACTAATATTATCTTACTAAAGATATAGGAGATAAGTATTACTTAAAGTATACTTAATGTATAGGAGAGTTACATGAAAGAAACTAAACAATACACTTGCGCAACCTGTTACTCCACCGACTTACAATGGAGAGCATTTGTCTCTTGGGATTACATCGCTCAGGAGATGGTTATAGATGAAGTAGGTGAAGACATAGCTAACGAAGCTTATTGCTTTGATTGTGGTCAAGATGTAGAAGTAGAAACAACAACAATCGTTCATAGATTAATAGGAGAGTACTAGTTGAAGTTATACACAAACAACAAAGGACAATGGGTAGGCACTCAGGCAGATGCAAAGAAGTTAGGTAAGTATACTAACCCTGATGTACCAGTCGATAAGAAAGGCCTACTCGAATTTCTAAACACCAACAGTGTTGGCACTACTATGCAAGAATCAGAGCCAGTACAAATAATTAAGAAACCAGATAAAAAGAAACCTAGAGAAGGTTCTTGGGATACATTCAACAATGTACGTGACCACCTTGAGACTTGTAGTGCCAATGATCTAAATACTGCACTATCAATTATTACTAACCGACTACACGATTTTATTAAATAGGAATATAAAATGATGATAGACCCAATCCTAGTAGGACTAGGAATATTAGTAGGCATTGTTGTTTATCAACAGTGGGTTATTAGAAACATACAGATTGATCTTGATGATGTAATAGACGGACACAATCATTTAGTTAAAACTATTATAGTAGCATCAAAGAATGATCCTAATATATAAACAACAAAGGGGGCTTTACAGAGTTCCCTTTTTACTTTATAATACTACACATACTGTTACTACAAATACTTACTGAGTATTTTCAATAGGGGTATAGTTCAATGGTAGAACATTTGATTCCAAACCAAATGATGTGGGTTCGATTCCTACTACCCCTGCCAAATCAAACAAAGGAGATTAAACAATGAAGAACAAACTACTTATCTCATTTTCTGGAGGTAGAACGTCTGGTTACATGACACACCAGTTGCTAAACTCTATTCCTAGTAGTGTAGATGCTAGAGTTGTCTTTGCAAACACAGGTCAAGAAGATGATAAAACATTAGAGTTTGTTCATAACTGTGAAACTAGATTTGGTTGGGATATAACTTGGGTTGAAGCAAAAGTTGACCCACAAAAAGGTAAGGGTACACGACACAGAGTTACTGACTACAAAACGGCTTCTCGTAATGGAGAGCCTTTTGAAGAAGTAATAAGTAAGTATGGAATACCTAATCAAGCTATGCCCCATTGTACAAGAGAGTTAAAACTAAGCCCTATCTATTCACTCTGTAAAGAATGGGAATGGAAAAAAGGAGATTACTCGTCAGCTATCGGTATACGTGTAGATGAGATTGACAGAATGTCATCATACGCAGAAAGAGATAATTTAATTTACCCTTTAGTCAAGTGGGGTATTAGGAAAGAAGACGTACTAAATTGGTGGTCAAAACAAAACTTTGATCTGTACCTCCCAGAACACAGAGGTAACTGTATCTGGTGTTGGAAGAAGTCTTATAGAAAGTTAGTTCAAGTATATAGGGATGACCCAGAATCATTTAACTTTCCAGATCGTATGGAAAAAACTTATGGTAGAACAGGAGCTATGGCTGAAAGGTCTGGAGAAAAACAGGTGTTTTTTAGGAAGCATCAATCTACTATAGATGTAAAACGCATGTCACAAGAAGGTCACATAGGCTTTGAAGACATTAACTTTGTAGAAGAATGTGCAGAAAGTTGTGAAGTATTTAGCGATACCAGTTTGTCGTATAACCACAACTTAATTAAAGGAGAATAAACAATGCTAGCTTTAACAGCAACTACAGTTATATTATGTATAATACTTTACTTAGTAGTAACAGATAAAGGAGAAGATTAAATGGGTAACTTAGTTCATCAACCATGTCCCTACGAAGCATGCGGCTCATCAGATGCTTTCTCTTGGGAGCAAGATGAACAGGTAGGCCATTGCCACAGTTGCTCTAGGTCTTACCCGATGTCGGGTATGGGTCAGCTACAGATATTTGATTGGGTGGCTAGTGACTATCCATTGAAGAAAAGAAAGGAGAATATAATGAATGCAGAAATAATCTCAGGTACTTATGAAGGTATCCGAGGTATATCAGCAGAGGTCTGTCAGTTATATGGTATTCAACTACAACTAGATGCTGATAACAGTCCAGTACGTTACGCCTTCAAGTGGCCTAACAATGTTAAGTATCGTGGATACGATGAGAAGAAGTTCTGGTTAAAAGATCGGTCATCACTTGATGATCTATTCGGGCCAGACTTCAACAGTGGTTCATCGAATAGGTTATACATAACCGAGGGTGAGTTTGATGCCGCATCCCTCTTTGAGGTGCTAGGTAAATCATTCCCTGTTAAGTCAATTCCAGGTGCATCTATCTCAGAGAAGTTCATAAAGAAAAACTTTGAGTATATGAATAGCTTCAAAGAAGTTATATATGCAGGTGAGTTAGATGATGCAGGTTCAGTAGCCGCAGAGAGATTGTATCAACTCTTTCCAGAGAAGTTTTTCTTTGTACCAATGTCTAAGCACAAGGATGCTAACGAGTTCTTAATGGCAGGGGATAAAGATGACCTGATGTGGTCAGCTAAGAAACCTCAACGCTTCTCACCAGACAACTTCTACATCGGTGATCTAGACATTGAAGAAACAATCAAGAGAGAGAACCCTTACAGCTACGTTCCTACAGGACACAGTGGACTAGACGATAAGATCAGAGGTCTTGTTAAAGGTGGACTAACCTTTGTTAAAGCACCACGCGGTGGAGGTAAGACAGAGATGGTTCGTTTCTTTGAGTGCGGCTTACTTTCTAATGACCCAAAGGTTAAGATAGGTCTGATGCACATGGAAGAAATGAGATCAACTACTTACCGCGCTATGGCTACTTATGAGTTAGGTATCAATGTCCGTACTAAAGAAGATGCTGCAACTAATGGCATCAAGGAGGACGCTGTTATCAAAGCGGCTCAGAAGATTGCTGATGATCGTACTGTAGTCTTTGAACTTAGGTCACACGATGACCCTATGAAGCTACTGGACTACGTTAGGATGGCGGCTACAGTATATGGGGTCGACTATGTATTCATTGATCACGTACAACGCCTAGCATACCTATCCCAAGGTGGTGCTGACGGTGCTACTTCAATGCTTACAGCTATTGGTTCTCGTATGGCTCAGTTAGCTAAAGAGTTAGACATTGGTGTTATCTTTATCTCACAAGTTAATGACGACGGACGTACCAAGTATGCAGGTTCTCTTGAAGAAGAAGCTATCATATGTCTAAAACTAGAGCGTGATACTGAATCAGAAGACGAGGGTATTAGGAATACTACTAACTTCATCGTTGACAAAAACAGACCTTTCAGTAGACTAGGCAAAGCAGGTTCTATATATTATGAGCCAGACACAACTATACTAGAAGAGGAAACATTCAATGGGGTATGATGACGATGACTACAACATCAGTGTAGATAATCTATACTCAAGTGTTGATTACTTTGATACATTAAGTGATGACGAGATAGATCAGTATGATGATAACAAAGAGATTTACTTTGAGCAACTTGAGGCAAGAGTTTCTGTAGCAGAAGATCAGCTAGCTCATGCACTCAAAAACGAAGACGATCCAAACGTAATTGAAAGGTTACAAGACGAATTAGAACTACTACTTATCGACTACTTTAACTTTGAACTTTAGGAGGAACTATGGCACGTATAGCATTTTGTGATATTGAGACTAACGCTATTGAACATCCAGACTCAATCTGGTTAGTCGGTGGTAAGATGCAAGATACTGGTGAAGTCTTTAAGTTTGAAAATATACATACAGACCCTATAGCAAGAAAGGAAGCTACCGAGTGGCATCAATCCTTAGATAAGATGGTTGGACATAACTTCATTCAGTATGACCTACCTATCCTTAACAAATGGTTAGACGCTCCTCTTGACCCGCGTAAGGTTATTGATACTTTGATTGTGTCCCGCACAGTTGATTATGATATAGCTATACCTACAGGTGGGAAAGGTCCACACTCACTAAAGAGTTGGGGCATACGCCTAGGTGTTTATAAAGGTGACTATCACGACTTTGCCAACTTCAATCAGGACATGATTGACTATTGGTATGGAGACTTAGATACTACTGAGGCATTGTTCAATCACTTCAGTCACATCCTATATGATAATGACTGGGCTAGATCAATGAGAGCAGAACATGACTTACAGATTGAGTTAGTTCGTAGTAAGTATCACGGCTTTTATTTTGATCACAGCTTAGCTCAGAGTTTATTAGACAGTGTTATAGTTGAGAAGCAAGAACTTGAACAACTCTTTCAAGAAGACTTCCCACCTAAACTACTACCTGTAAACACTATCAAGTATCGTGAGAAGAAAGATGGTACGGTATTCTCTAGTGTGACTAATGCTAAGAAGAAGTATGCGGCTACTGATAAACAAGGTGATGACCTTATCTGTTACGACTTTATCAGCTTCAATCCTGGGGCTTCTAAAGATAGAGTAGATGTACTGTGGGATGCAGGTTGGAAACCCTTTGAGAAGACTGCAACTCATAACAAGTTCAACAGACTTAAGATAGGAGACCCGTATGGTAAGAAGATACTTAAGATGGATCAAGATTTCTATGACGACAAAAAGCAATCTCTCGAAAGGTATGGCTATACGGTTTCGGAAGACAACTTATCGACGCTACCTGATACTGCACCTAGGGGTGCTAAGTCACTTGCTCAGTGGCTTACGTTAGAAGGCCGCAGGTCTTCACTGGTTGAGTGGATTAATCAAGTGTGCGATGACAGTCGTATACATGGTACTATCAATAATATTGGCGCATGGACAGGACGTTGTGCACACAACAATCCAAACACCGCCAACATTGCTTCACCCTTTCACGGCACACCTCGTAATGCAGTAGACGAGATCAAGGCCAAGTACGATCATCAGTTACGCCAGTGTTGGACAGTACCTGAGGGTAGTTACTTAGTCGGTTGTGATGCAGACGGTATTCAGTTACGAGTACTTGCTGACTACATGTGGCGACACTTCGATGCAGATATGTATGCTAACGCCATCATGAAGGGTAAGAAAGAGAACGAGACAGACATACACAATATGAACAAGAAAGCTTTAGGTATATCACATGCTACTCGTGACATGGCTAAGACATTCATATACGGATGGCTACTAGGCGCAGGTGTTGCTAAGACTGCTAGTATCATGCAGGTTGGCGTACAAGAAGCCGCATCAGCTATGAAACGCTTTGAGCAAAGCATTGATGGTTTGTCACCTCTCAAGAAAAGAATGGTTCCTTATATTGCAGACAAGGGCTACTTTACAGGTTACGATGGTCGTAAGGTTATCGTACCTAATGAGCACAAGACTTTAGCAGGTATACTACAATCTGGTGAGTCTATTCTTATGAAGCATACTCTTCTCAACTTTCACAAGAAAGCTAGAGCAGAGGGTATCAACTTCAAGATGTGTGCTTTTGTGCATGACGAGTATCAAGTCGAAGTTATTGGCACTCGTGATGAAGCTGAGCACTTAGGTAAACTAATTGCTACTACTATGTCAGAGACAGGAGTTGAGCTAGGTTTCAAGATACCAACTCCAGGTTCTTACGACATAGGAAAATCGTGGTATGATACACATTGACCTGTTGACATATCACTCAACTTCTGGTATAATTGCAGAACAACAACAAAGCTATAGGAGATAAAATATGGCAACTAAAACAATAGAACTAACAGGTATCTTAGAGTGGGCTAAACTGTTCGAAGGTAACAGAGATAACGGTGAGTACGATGTAGAAACAGATGGTGCTACAACCGTTGACATTATTATGGACGATGCTACGTTTAAAATGATGAAAGACTCTGGTGTTCGTAAGCAAGGTAAACCTGACCCAGACGGGCGAGGCACTCGTGTCAAGTTTAAAAGACCTTGGAAAGACAAGTTTGACCGTGAGTGGGCGGCAGGTGCTCCAAAGGTATTCAACCCAAGCGGTGACGCATGGACAGATGCCGATGGTATGATTGGTAACGGCTCAGTAGGTGTTGTGTACGTTGATGTATATGATACTAAGATGGGTGTAGGTTCTCGACTAAGTGGTGTTCAAGTCATAGACCATGTAGTATTTGAATCAGAAGGCAGTGGAGGTGTATCAGCAGGTATACAACCTAAAAACTACTCTAACTCTACCCCTTCTGCAACCCCTGCACCGAGCAAATCAACACCAGGGGATATTCCATTCTGACTTCAAGGCCCTCGGTAATTACTTGGAGGGGCGCAATCGCGCCCTTTCTCACCTCTAACAGAAGGATATACAATGGCTAAACAAATAGCTACACTTGTACAAGACATGGAGAGCGTGATATTTGGTAACAAAGGTTGGGACAACACTGTTGGTCAACTGGTTGGAGCTAATATAGCTAAGATGGCCTACGATAGATTTAAAGCACCACAAGAACCTAGGGGTTACTTATCTATGTCGTCACTTGGTACACCTTGCTCTCGTAAACTATGGTACAAGATTAATCAAACAGATAAGGCAGAATCCTTACAAGCCAACTCACTGCTCAAGTTCTTTTATGGAGACATGATTGAGGAACTTGCTTTAGGTATCGCACAGCAAGCAGGACACGAAGTTGTTGGTCAACAAGATAAGATGAACGCACACGGTATCAAAGGAAGTCGAGACTGTGTAATTGATGGCATGACAGTAGATGTTAAGTCAGCTTCTCCTTACTCTTTTAAAAAGTTCAAAGAAGGAAACCTAAGAGATCAAGACCCATTCGGCTACATCTCTCAGCTATCTTCATATGTGTATGCAGCTAAAGATGATCCATTAGTTACTAATAAAACTCAAGGTGCATTCTTAGTTATAGACAAGGTAAATGGACATATATGTTTAGACATGTACGACTTTACTGATGAACTTAAAACTAAAAAAGAAGAGATTAAAGCAATCAAGGTAATGGTGAAAAGTAAAGTACCACCACCTCGTGAGTATAAGGACGAACCACAAAGCAAGACATCTCCTAACAAGAAACTATGTATGGAGTGTTCTTACTGTGAGTTTAAGAAAGCGTGTTGGCCTGGGTTAAAGAAGTTTGCCTACTCATACGGACCTCAGTACTTAACTAAGATTAAGAAAGAACTAAAGGTTCCAGAAGTGGAGGATTTCTAATGGCTAAACGTACTAGGTTTCACGGTATTGCAGAAGGTTACAGGTCTGGCTTAGAGGAATCTACGGCTACTGACCTTGCTGAACGTGGTGTCGGTTTTACATACGAAGAGACTAAGATCAAGTGGACAGACTTAAAGGTGAGAAGCTATACACCTGACTTCGTTCTAGAGAATGGTATCATCATTGAAACTAAAGGACGCTTCGTATCTACAGACAGGCGTAAACATAAAGAAATACAAAAACAATTTCCAGAACACGATATACGTTTTGTATTCAACAACTCACGAGCCAAGCTCTATAAAGGGGCTAAAAGCACCTACGGAGATTGGTGTAAAAGTAATGGCTTTCTATATTCAGATAAAACTGTTCCAGAGGAATGGACTAAGGAGATAAAGAAATGACTATATCAAAATCAGCAATGGGTAAGACAGCAGTGGTCTGGTCTTGTGCTCACGCATCACCTGAGGTAAGTAACGAAAGATTTGATTGGCTAGGTGGTCTAATATATGATGTTAAGCCTGATTATTGTGTAGACCTAGGGGATGGTGCAGATATGAAATCTCTCAACTCTTACGACACACGTAAACCAGAGGCTGTTGTATCTCAAAACTACGAGAGGGACATCGATTCCTACAATGAATCTCAAGAACTTCTACGTTATAGATTTAAACAACATAGACGTAGACGACCTAAGTGGTATGGTTTCGAAGGTAATCACGAAGCACGAATTAGTACTGCTATATCTTTTGACCCTAGACTAGAAGGCTCTAAGTATGGTATCTCTTTTTCTCACTTAAACACTAAGAAGTACTTTGATGAATATCATCCCTATCAAAACGGAGCACCTGCTATATACAACTACGATGGTGTAGACTATGCACACTACGTTGGTGCAGGTAACTTTGGCAGAGCAATTAGTGGTGTTCACCACGCTTACTCTCTTCTACAAAAGCGTTACAGGTCTTGTTCAGTAGGCCACAGTCACAAACGTGATATGTACTTCAAAGAAGACGTAGGCTCTAATGGAGGAATAGGGGCAGTAGTAGGTTGCTTTAAAGGTGCTAAAGAAACTTGGGCAGGTCAGTCTAACGGAGAATGGTGGAAAGGTGTTCTTATTAAACGCAATATAATAGAAGGTCAGTATGATGCTCAGTGGGTATCTCTAGACGTTCTTAAGAAAACTTATGGAGGATAGTATGGAATATGAAGTAACATTTAAAGTAAGAATGGAAGCTGACAAGTTTGTACTGGAGCTTAACCCTACTGACAGAGAAGACATTGTTAAAGATGAGGTTCTTTCTGTACTTTACGATCTTGAAGATGGTATAATAGACTTTATGGAAGTAACAGAGGTGAGCTTATGACAAACTTTGAAAATAATACACACACAGGAAATTACTCTCAGTGGGTAGAGGGTAAGATAATGACAGAAGGTAATACTAGACTAATTGAAAATACCTTAGGTCTTGTCGGAGAAGCAGGTGAAATAGCTGAAAAGGTTAAAAAGCTATTACGTGACAACACTTGGATAGAAACCCAAGACATCGTTAAAGAACTAGGAGATGTCGCATTTTACTTAACTGCTTTAGCAAATTACTTTGGCAGTGACTTGACGGACGTGTTAGATATTAACATGAATAAACTTAACGATAGAGAAGAACGTGGTGTTCTCTCTGGATCAGGAGACAATAGATGATAAAGAAAATATTAAACAGTAAAGCAAGAAGGTGTATATGTAGTTTAGTACGTAACCCATTCCTTTGGTTATACAGGTTCTACAACTACCTTCAAACATGGCAGATGCACAGGGATACTATAAAACATCTCAACAGGTTATCTAACCGAGAGTTAAATGATATAGGCCTTACTCGTGGCGATATAGATAACTTAGTATGGATGAGAGAAGACTTCAAGAAAAGAGGGCAAGGGTATGAGGCTAACGGTGATAAGTGAAGCACAGTCCCTCTTCCGTGTAATGTTATTAATAGATAAAGAATTTAAAAAGGATTAACATATGAGTATTAAAAACCACCAAGGACCAAGCCTAGGAATATCAGAAGAAATACATGCTATGAAGTATCGCTCTAAAGGTGAGAGCTTTCGAGAAGCTATGGCACGGGTAGCTGACTCCCTCAAGGACAGTGAAGACCACTACAATCAGTTCAGAGAAATATTACTTGATCAACGCTTCTTACCTGCAGGTCGAGTACAATCCGCAATGGGTTCACCTCGTAAAGTGACACCTTACAACTGCTTCGTATCAATGACTATTGAAGACAGTATGGAAGGCATTATGAAGGCAGCAACAGAAGCTGCTAAGACTATGCAACTAGGTGGGGGTATTGGTTATGACTTCTCTACACTACGACCACACGGAGCACTCATCAAGAGCCTAGACAGCCGTTCTAGCGGCCCTCTTAGCTTTATGGGTATATTCGATGCATTATGTAAGACTATCAGCTCTGCAGGTCATCGTAGAGGCGCACAAATGGCCGTTTTAAGGGTCGATCATCCAGACATCTTAGAGTACATCAAAGCTAAGAACAACTCAACTAACTTGACACAGTTCAACATGTCAGTCGGTGTTACTGATGACTTTATGGAAGCTGTTAAAGAAGACAGTGACTTTGATCTAGTATTCGAAGGCAGAGTATATAGTACTATCCGAGCTAAAGCTTTATGGGATGACATCTTACGCTCGACATGGGATTGGGCAGAGCCAGGTATCTTGTTTATTGATCGTATCAATCGTAAGAACAACTTACACTATTGTGAGTACATAGCAGCCACCAATCCTTGCGGAGAACAGCCTTTGCCACCAAACGGTGCATGTCTACTAGGTTCATTCAACTTGACGCAATATGTTGAGAAGAACATTGACTCTGGTTTTGGTTTCAACTTAGAGAAGCTAAAACATGACATACCTAATGTTGTACGGGCAATGGATAACGTAGTTGATAGAGCTACCTACCCTCTGCCAGCGCAACAGCTGGAAGCTCAGAGTAAGAGACGTATGGGTCTAGGTGTGACTGGTGTAGCTAATGCTCTTGAAGCACTTGGCAACCCCTATGGTTCAGAAGGATTCTTAAATGATCTAGAAGAAATCATGCAAGTTATTAGAGATACATGTTACAAAACATCAATAAGCCTTGCTATAGAAAAGGGCCCCTTTCCATTATTCGAAGAGGAATATTTAAACAGTGAATTTGCTAAAACATTACCTGATGACATCCGTTCAGATATCACTAAACACGGCATCCGTAACAGCCACCTACTTTCTGTGGCTCCTACTGGCACTATCAGTCTCAGTGCTGATAATGTAAGCTCTGGTATCGAACCTGTGTTCTCACACTTCTACGATAGGACTATACAAACATTCGATGGTCCGATTGTAGAGCGAGTAGAAGACTACGGTTACAGAGTATTTGGTATCAAGGGAGAGACTGCAGATGCACTATCGGTGTTCGATCACGTTAAAGTTCTTAACTTAGCATCTAAATATGTGGACAGTGCTTGCTCTAAAACATGTAATGTTGGAGACGATGTAACATGGGAACAGTTCAAGGATGTATACATGGCGGCTTACGATGGAGGTTCATCAGGTTGTACTACCTTCAGGGCTTCAGGTAAGAGATTTGGCATACTCAATGCGGCAACGTCAGAGGATGCAGTAGTAGAACCAGAGGTAGATGAAGATAACTTCATTGACGAAGGTGGAGCCTGTTACTTTGACCCTGCTACAGGTCTTCGTACTTGCGAATAAGCTTGACAACAACAGTATATATATGATACTATTAGGGAGGTTCTTAACAGTTCCTCCCTTTTGCTAAACAGGAGAAATAATGACCCAACAAAAACCAAAGATTAAGAGCAAGAAAAGAGAGACTACTTACAAAGGTGCTTCTAGTAAAAGGACATCTGGCATTACACCCAAGAATGATAATCAAAAACTATTAATTGATTCTATAAAGTCATCTTGCCAAGTAATTGTATTTGGTCCTGCAGGGACAGGTAAGACTTATGTAACAACTACAATGGCGGCTGACCTATACACAACTAAAGCTATTCATAAAATTGTAATTACAAGACCTATGGTTTCAGTTGGAAAAGAAATTGGTATTTTACCAGGAGATTTGGGAGAGAAGGTAGCTCCTTGGTCTTTACCAGTGCTTGATGTTTTAATTAAACACCTAGGAAAAGGTGCAGTTGAAACAGGTATTAAAAATGGTAATATAGACATGGCTCCTTTAGCTCTGATGAGAGGTCGTTCGTTTGACAATGCTTTCATCATTTGTGATGAAGCTCAAAACATAACAACACATGAGCTTAAGATGCTACTTACTAGAGTAGGGGAAGGCTCTACTATAGTTCTTAATGGAGACATACAACAAACAGACCTTAAAGAAGGAGATGGTCTAACCAAGATTACCCACCTAGCTAAGAAATATAGCTTACCAGTACCTATAGTTGAGTTCACACTAGACGATATCGTAAGATCAGATATCTGTGCACAATGGGTTAAGGTATTTTATGCAGAAAAGATATGATTCCCAAATGTTCATGGTGCGGAGACAGCACACTAAAAGGTTTTAAATGTAAACTATGCGGAGAGAAGACTATGGCTAAGAAGAAAAATGAAGAAATAGTGAGAGAACCACAACACTACTCGCGTTGGGTGATAGAACCCATTGAATTTATAATGCGTAACAAGTTTGAGTTCTGGAGAGGTAACATAATAAAGTATGTTGTTAGAGCAGGGTTTAAATCCTATGAGGGTAAAGACTCTACTGAATCAGAAATTATTGATTTAGAAAAAGTAATAAGGTACTCAGAGATGCGTATAAATCATTTAAAAGGTAAGGATAAGTTATGAAATTTGTAGTAACAGTTATACTAATTGCATTGGCTTTAACAATAGGTGTGCCTATGACTGCACACTCAGCTGATATCACTCACAGTGATTCTCAGATAATTCTTGAGGGTAAGATTAAGAATGATGACTACAAAGAGTTACAGAGAGTTGTAGATAGAACAGGTATAAAGTCTATACGACTTAACTCTGATGGAGGAGCTGCTATAGAAGGTTATCAAATAGGCTATACTATACGTAAAAACAAGATGAGCACTGTAGTCAAGAGAGGGGATAGATGCCTCAGTGCCTGTGCTGTTGCCTACTTAGGTGGTACAAAGAAGTATAACTACGGTATCCTAGGTTTTCATGTAGCTTGGGCTCAACAATCAGGTAGAGACTTTAATGATGGTATGAAAGCAGGTCAACTCTTTGGTTCTATAGATGCTATCTACTCTTTTAATATGGGCTACACAGCCCAACTTAACTTTATTGTATCTCAGATAACTAGTAAAAAAGACTTTCTTGTACTTAGTCTAGACGATCTAAAACTATTTGAAATGGAAGATAAAGAATACACACATTTTCAAGAACTACCTAAAAACTGGATGTCTGACAGACTTTATAACCCACTTAGACTTCACCTACTAACAGGAGGCCGATAATGGATAAATGGAAATGGTGGTTCGTCACTAACTCAGGTATCTTAGCCTTAGTTATAGGTCACATTAAGTTTGATCTATTTAATCAATTATTAACATCAGATAGTACATACCTTACTTTTCTTATAATTGCTATCTCTATAGCAACATCAGCATCTATGTTCTTTAAAAGAACTGATATGCATTGGTTTGCATCAGACGCAGTTTTATCTATAGGTATGGTAGGGACTCTATTCGGTTTTCTTATGGTGTTAGGTCAAAGCTTTACAGACATAGACACAAGCTCAGTAGAGAGTATGACAGATGCTATCGGTATATTGGCTACTGGAATGTCTACAGCTCTTGTAACATCTCTTGTAGGTCTTATAGCTTCCTTGTGGTTAAAGCTACAGCTAGTTATACTAGGAGATTGATATGAGAAAATACAGCAGTAATCTAGCCTTTGTTGACCTACTATTCAACTTGCTTGTTGGATTTACTAGCCTGTTTGTTATTGCATTCTTACTAATTAATCCAATAGCTAAACAAGGGGTAGTTGACCCACCTGTAAAAGTTATGTTTGAGATATCGTGGGATGATAAAAGTTATCACGATATAGACTTATACTTAAAAGGACCTGACAATCAAGTTGTGTATTACGCAAATAAATCCAATGGTTATATAACTTTAAAAAGAGATGACTTAGGTTTTCAAACAGATACATACGAAGTTAACGGTAAGATAGAAATAGTAGAACGTAATTATGAGATTACTACTATGTCGAGTTTACCTGACGGAGATTATATAGTCAATGTTCACTTCTATGCAAGAGGTAAACGTAGACCTACTGATCCTGTCAATATTAAAGTAGCTGATTTAAGTCAAGAGGTATCTGTACGGGTAACAAGTATACAACCTTTTAAAATAATAGCTGATACATCTACGATACTTAAATACTTTCAAGAAAGAACTATACTAGTTTTTAAAGTAAAAGATGGTAAAATTGTAGAAGTAAGGGATGACATACAAGTCAGATTAAGAAAGAAACATGCACAACAGGGAGGTGGGTTCTGATGACTAACATATATATAGTGTACTTACTACTAAGCACTTTTGTAGTATTTCTAATGTTCTACTCTAGGCTAAATGTATTCGTCAAAGCTTTAGCTTTATCGGCTACAATTCTTTTAGGTTTACTTACACAGGCTCACTACATACTACAGCTAGGTAAACCTATAGAAAAGTACCCTTCAGACGAATTTGTTTATGTTCATCATATGTCTGAAGTAGACAAAATATATGTTTGGATATGGACTAATGAAGCAGGTAATAGACTACACGTAATACCTTACAATCAAGACACAGCTGAAGAGTTGCAAAAAGGTAAGGAAAAACAGCAAAAAGGCTCTACCCAAAAAGGTAAGTTTTCTAAAGCTAAAGACGGCTCTAACAACCCAGGTCTCATGATAGACACTTGGAAAGGACCGAAGAATTTAAATAATAAATAAAGGAAAATATAGTGACTATATTAGAAATGGCTAAGAAGACTATCAAAGAAACAACTAAGGTTGCGGCGAAAGAGCCTAAACCAGAACCTGCAATGCTACCTCCTGGCTCTTACCTAAGAGAGCACGGTATGCTTATGCTAATAGATAAGTTTGATCAAGAGAAGATCATGCCTCTAGTAGCTGCTATATACGAATACAATTTAATGCCAGAAGATTTAAGACCAGATCAAATTACATTAATAATCAACAGCCCAGGAGGTTCAGTACACTCAGCCTTCCACCTTATTGATGCAATTAAAATGTCAGAGATACCTATAGTAACAATAGGTAAGGGTCTGGTAGCTTCCTGTGGTGTGTTAACTATAATGGCAGGAGATAGAAGACTACTCACCCACAACACTTCTGTTATGTCACACCAGTACTCATGGGGTTCAAAAGGTAAAGAACATGAATTACATGCAATGATTAAAGAGTTTGATCTAGCAGGTGATCGTATGATAAGTCACTATAAGAAATGTACTAAGAAATCTGAAAAGTATATACGCAAACATCTATTACACCCTACTGATGAATGGCTTACTCCAGAGGAGTGTATTAAACATGGTATTGTTGATGAAATAGTTAACACTTATTAGGGGTTGACAAAGAGGTGTACTTATGGTACACTTCCTTATATTCAAATAAAGGAATATGTTAACATGACCACCAAACGCAAAAAGCCCCCTGCTCCTAGTTTGGAACAAGAGGCTAAAGCCTTTATTAAATCTAAAGAAACAACCACTGTGAATGTTCCTAAGAGTCTCTCCTCTCATAAAGAACAACTAGCAGCTTCAGTCCTAGCTGGACTGTTAGGTTCCAGTGGAGGTAATCGAGCAGAAGAACTCGTACAAGAAGCATA